AAGGAAGGCGTCATCGCGATTCCTTACCCATGGCAGACGATGAACGACATGACGCTGGGCATGCACCCAGGGACGCTCACGTTCTTCGTTGCTCGACCTGGTGTCGGAAAGACCTGGGTCGCGATGATGACGGCCATGGGTGTCTGGGCCAACGAGGACGGCGTCAAGAACCGTGGCGAGAAGCGTCGACGTGTCTTGGTAGTCGAGCCCGAGATGAACCGTGTGGAGCTGGCAGAGCGACTAGTCGCCTACCACGGCAAGATTCCCTACGGGGATCTGATCAGCGGCACCCTGGGGATGTTCCTGGAGAAGCGGCTCAGGTCGACAGCCGATGAGCTGGTCGAGATCGCGGAGGACTTCTTCATTCTGGACGACGAGGAGCGGCTCAACGCTGAAGGCATCGAGTGGGCGCTCGACGCATGCCAGGCTGAGCTACTCGTCATCGACTCCATCTACATGATGCGAGTGGCCGACGGGAAGGTGAAGAAAGGGGCCGGGAGTCGTGGCGGCCGGTACGACCGGATGCTTGAGGTAGTGGACTGGGCACGCTCGCTGTCCCGGCGGAAGCAGATTCCGATCCTTGGCGTATCCCAGCTCAGCAGAGAGGGTAAGGTCCGCAAGTCGGCCATCGATCGAGTGAAGGCTGGTCGAGGCACCGGTGGCCTTGAGGATGCGCTCGCGATGACGGACACGCTGCTCTGGGACGTCCACAACCTCTTTGCCGTTTGGCAGGACGAGGAGATGATCCAGGACAAGCAGCTCATGTTCATTCCCCTGAAGGTCCGACGACGCGCTAAGATCTCCGGCCTCGTCATCAGTTGGGATATGCAGGAGATGACGTTCCACGAGATGGGAACGCAGTTCGTGTCCTCCAGGTCGGACGACGACGATGATGACGACGACCTGGTCTTCTGAGGATCCCTATGTACACACTCGATTTCTGGATGAACTTCGTTGCCCTCGTGGGGCTCGCCTTCGTGATCTCGGTGAGTCCCGTCAGCCGAGCAGTAGCTGACTGGCTCAAGGGCTTCGAGAAGGTCTACAACCCGCTATTGTGGCTCGGTCACGCCATGGGATGCACGCTGCACGCAGGCTTCTGGATGGGCTTCTGGTGGGCCGTGGCCGATGGGGGCAACCCGTTGATTCGAGGCGGACTGGTTGCCGGCGGCGCTTTCGTTGCCGACCTGCTTCTTGCGCTGATCGATTCAGGGATCCGCGGGATGATGAGTCGGTACGTGCCTCCGGGCATGGCGGCCCAGGACATCCTTCGACGCTTCGCTCCACCGCCTCCGAAGGAAATCGTGAAGGAGGTGCAGCGAGGGCACCGTCCGCTCACCGAAGAAGAAGCGCACGCCATGGTGGACTCCGAAGACGATAGGGCCGTTGCGTGACCCTTCGCATGGTGGTGCTCCAGTGCCTTCGGTGGCTCATTCGTCGAGAGCTGAAGTCGCACACGGGATCGGTAGAGGAAGAGGCGACGGAAGGTCTTCGTCTCCTGGCGGTCCTGGAAGAACAGATCGAAACCGAACGCATCGAACAGAGCCTCATCGATGGCGTAAACGAAGATCCGCCGGTATGGTCGGCGGCCAAACCCGAAGACCCCCCAGTCGTACAGGGGCACTTCAAGGAGGAGGAGAAGGAAGAAGATGAGTGAACACGCAGGAATGAAGATCGATGGCTGTCCAGTCGTGCCGAGGCGTGACTACGTCTTCGTGGCGGACTACGGGAAGCCCAACCGAACTCGCGGTGGCATCTTCATGCCCACCGGTGCGGCTCACGACTACCCGGCCTACAAGTTCGATCTCTGGCGGTACGGTGAAGTCATCGCCATCGGACCAGGCAAGCGCAGGGTGAACAAGAAGGGTCACCTCATCGGAGGCCGAGTCCCGATGCCGGACATCAAGCTCGGAGACGTGGTGCTCTTCAGCCGGAAGCACGGCACGCGCTCGGAGCTGAGGTACAAGCACCCGGTACTGTCCACCGACAGGTACGCAGAGGGATCAGATCTCGAAGGGCTGCTCATCAGAGTCCTCGATCCGGAGAAGATCGTGGCCGTGGTCGAAGACTTCGAGCCGTGGTGGGATCCGGAGGAATGCACCCCGGTTACTCCGTCTCAGATCATGAGCGGATGAGCTTCACTATCGATCAGCTCGCCGAGGTCGCCCGCGGCCTTGGTGGTGAGCAGGTCACGTATCACGGCGGCAAGATCCAGTGCTCGTGCCTTCTGGCTCACTGGACGCACAGCGGGGGGAGAGACTCCTCTCCCTCGATGGTGCTCTATGTCGACGGCCGGCATGGGCCGACGTATGGATGCTTGGCTTGCAAGGAGAGCGGGACGCTCAGGGACCTCGTCTTGTTCATGTGGTCGAAGACCGGGAAGAATCTCTTCTGGCTCGTCGACATGATCGATGGGGAGGATGCGCCAGACTCGAAGAAGATCTCGGAGAGGCTCATGGCCAAGGCGCAGGCTGCTAGTACGGTCGGCTTCCAGACACGTACCGTGGCCGCCACGATTCGTGCCCCAGAGAAGCAGATCCAGGCCGTAGGGAAGGGGCCTTGGTACGACTACCAGTGCATCGCCAAGGCGGACGAGCAGCCAGAGATCCCAGAGGAATCCATCACTCCGTACCTGGGATCTGTGCCGAGGTACGCTATCGATCGCGGCCTCACTCCGGAGACGTGCAAAGAGTGGGAGCTGGGCAACGACAAGAAGAAGAAGCGCCTGCTCATCCCGATGAGGGACCATCGAGGTCGGCTCGTGGCTGTCACAGGCCGTCTCTACGCTTGCAACCGATGTGGACACTTCGGCCGGGTCGACGAGCTTGGAGAGCGTCACTGGGTGCTCAAGGAGGACGGAAAGAGGCCCGTCTGCGAGAAGTGTGGGAGCGGAGTGGCACCGAAGTACATGCACTCGAAGGGGTTCAAGAAGAACCTGCTCCTCTACGGGGAGCATCGAAGGACCATCGACAAGGGCCGGATCGTCTACGTGGTCGAGGGCCATCTCGACGTGATCTTGATGTGGCAGCTTGGCTATCGGCCGGTCGTGGGCATGATGGGCAGCAACCCAGGGGCGGCTCAGATCGAAAAGCTCGTCAGGTACTGGGAGAGGGCCGTCATCGTTCCGGACGGGGACGACGCTGGCATCAAGATGGCCAGGTCGGTGAAGCGAATGGTGTCCGATCGCATACCAGTCACATCCAGACCGCTCCCTCCAGGAGAGGACCCTGGATCCCTCGTGAAGCTGAGGTCAGAGGTGCTCGTGGACATCCTTGGGAAGCCTCCGGTTTCCGTTGACCCATCAAATATTACCGGGTAAGATACCCGACCGTGAACCAACCGTTCACCGAAAACAGGAGAAAAACAACATGAGCTGGATGAACACCGGGTTCGACTCGATGGAGTCGGCGTACGAAGGAATCCCCAAGTCTGGGGGTGGCGGCAAGCGTTTCTGGATGCCGCCGCGAACGGAGAAGAAGCTGCTCTTCATCGACGAGGATCCCAGCACGTTCTGGGAGCACCAGTTCTTCTTCAACGGGAGCTGGAAGAACTGGGAGCCCTGCCACGTCCGGAACAAGATCGGACCGATCTGCCCCATCTGCGACTCGATCAAGTCCATGTCCCGTCCGAGCTACCCCAAGTTCGTCGGGCTCTTCACGGTCATCGACATGACCGCTTGGTTCACCAAGAAGGACAAGATCGAGATCAACTTCAACCGCAAGATCTGGTGCGCGAACATGGGCTCGAAGGACAAGCCCGGCGTGCTCAAGAAGATGGAGCGGATCAGGGCCAAGCACGGACGACTCAAGGGCCTCGTCTTCGATGTCTACCGATCGGGAGACAAGACCGAGTCGTGCGGTGACGAGTTCACCGTCGACCAGGAGCTGTCGGTCGAGGCTACCGACAAGGCCATCGAGGAGCTTCGCGACAAGATGGTGCCTCCCTATATCAAGCGCCGGAACGAGAACGCTCCGGACGACAAGCAGATCACCATGGAGAAGTACATGGAGTGGAACCCATGGGAGTCGTTCAACTTCGAGGATCTGATCCAGCCACGCAAGGTCGAAGAGCTGACCCAGATGGGCTTCGGTGCCGGACGCAAGCCGATCGAGCCCGACGACAGCGGCAACCGGGGCGACTTCGACGACAGCGGTGGCAGCGACGACAGCGGAAGCGAGTTCGCAGACGACGACATCCCGTACTGAGGTGTCGGCAGACGACTGCAACTGATGGATGTTCGAATCGGAGGGATGGCGTGGTTTGACCGCGCAGAGCTGCCGCCGGCCAGCGCCGCTCATCTTCGCAAGAAGCTGACGGTGGTGCCTCGGAAGTTCGGGTCCTACGGAGGGGAGGATGTCCCTCCGGAACCGGTTCGTGCGTACGTTGAGACCGCAGGCGAGTTTGGTGTGCCTCGGGCCTTCTTCTTCAAGACGGCCCGAGGCGACCACTCTTGTCGTTGGGATCTCAGCGACGGTCTTCCGATGCGGGACATGGACACGCTCCTGAAGCAGGAGGGTCCGTACGCAGAGCAGGCCACGGCCATCGAGTCCATCCTGGATCACTTCGGCCGGTTCGATGGCACACAAGAGGGTGGCGTGGGAACTGGAGCCATCCTCCAGGGCAAGACCGGGTTCGGCAAGACGAACACCGGCCTCGCGGTCGCACACGCGCTCGCGCGCACGACCCTCATCATCGTCCACAAGGAGTTCTTGCTCCGTCAGTGGGTCGCGCGGATCAACAAGTTCTTTCCCGATGCGAGAGTCGGGATCGTCCAGCAGAAGAAGTGCGACTTCGAAGACAAGGACTTCGTGGTCGCCATGATGGACAGCCTGAAGCTGGAGGACGGCGACAGGTACCCGGATGACTTCTACCAGTGGCCTGGGTTCGTCATGGTCGACGAGGTTCATCGCATCGGAGCCCCGACCTGGAGCCCGGTGGTGGCGATGTTCAACGCCACATACCGACTCGGGCTGACTGCCACCCCCAGGCGGAAGGACGGCTTGGACAAGATCTTCTGGTGGTCGATTGGCGACATCGAGTATGTCGCCCAGACCGAGATGCCTCCCATTGGGGTGCGCAAGGTCTACTGCAAGATCAACGTGCCGGCCTTCATGAAGCGTCCAGGCGTGTCCCCGGCCATCATCGAAAACAAGCTGATGAACCACGGCCGGAGGAACTGGCACATCGTTCAGGAGATCGTGGGGGCACTGCGATCCCCGAAGGGCCGCAAGATCATGGTCCTCTCCAAGCGACTGGAGCACCTGCGAACACTCGACTCGATGCTCAAGAGCCAGTGTGATGCCGTGGGAATGGAGGAGCCGTCTACCGACTTCTACGTCGGTGCCTGGTTCACAGGGGAGCGCACCTTCTCCGCGTCAGAGCTGAAGCTTCCTCTGTCCAGGAGCGAGCGGGAGAGGCTGATGGCTTCTCTGTACCGCCACTTCAGGCGCAAGAAGTACAAGAAGAAGGGGAAAAAGGAGAAGGAGAAGTGCGCCGAGAAGCGCGAGTTCCTTGATCCAGAGGATCCGAAGACCGCGGTCGTGAAGACGCTCATGTGGCTGCTCGGTGAGAAGTCGTCAGACGTTCGAGTGGTGAAGCTCTACAAGCACGAGCACAAGGAGGCCGTGCTGGAGCGCATCACCAGCAAGGGCCTGCTGAAGATGGCAGAAGACTACGATGTCAGTCAGCGACCGTCGAAGGAGAAGACGAAGCCCCGCAAGGAGGCTGATCTGATCGAGGCCGAGAGAGCCCGCGTCATCTGGGCCACCTACCAGATGTGTGCAGAGGGCGTGGACATCCCTCCGGTCGATACCCTGGTGTGGGCCATGCCGGTCAGCGACATCGAGCAGGCGGCCGGCAGAGGGCGTCGGTTCTGCATCCCTGAACGGGAGGGTGGGTTGACGAAGCAGAAGGACTGTGACCACTTCTGTCCGTGGCGCGCAGACACCTGCAAAGGCAAGGCACCGGTGGTCGCGGCCGACATCGTCAACATCAGGCTCCCGATGGAGGTCAAGCGGGAGGGATGGAGGGACCGCTTCTACCTGGATGAGGGGTTCCCCATCTCCGGAGGAAAAGGTTGACAATCACAATCCATGCCATAGCTTGTGAGGCTAGGAGACCATCAACCCATGAGTGGAGACCACAGCTACTACCAGAAGTGGTACGAAGAGAACAAGGAAGAGCGAAACCGACGGCGACGCGAGAAGTACGCGGAGGACGCCGAGTATCGGGAGCGCGTCATGGAGCATTCGCGTGAGTATCGCGAGAGGCAACGGAAGAGGTCCAAGGTGAAGCTCCCCAGATTCCAGAAGCCCAAGGATGTCGAGCTGCCAGACGGCTCCATCATTCAGCTCTTCAGCGTCGGCGCGTTCGCGCAGCTCGTGCAGAGATCGGTCCAGTCCATCACGCATTGGGAGAAGAGGGAGATCATCCCACCGACCCCGTACCGAGACAGCCGCGGGTTCCGCTACTTCACCAGGCCGATGATGGCCGCCGTGATTCGTGAGATCGGAGGCAAGCGCCGTCTGTTCCCGGTCGACGATGGCATGTACGACCGCATCGAGGAAGCCTGGAAGGCGCTCGGCATTCCGGTCAACGAGGTCGATCTCGACGCTGAGGATGGGCCTTGGGACGAAGCCGTGGCCAAGACACGGACAGTCGATCAGCCCACCGACGATGATGTCTTCGAGGACGACGACGAAGACGAATACTGACGACCAGTCACATACCCCACCCAGGAGAAGGAGAAGAAGATGAGCAACGAAGAGGGGAAGGATGGGGACGATGAGAAGAAGGTCGAGAGCCTTCCGATCATCATCACCACCGACAACCGGTACATGCGCGGCTCCAAGGTCGTGCCGGAGAACTCAAGCCTGGACGTCGAGCTGGTCGACGTGAAGCGCTTCGAAGGTCCTGTTGCTAGGGTCATTCGTCGCGGAGGACTGACGCTCAATCTGGGCGACTACGAATCTGCGAGGGTCGACGTCACGATCGAGCTACCCTGCTACGTCCAGGACATCGACGCCGCCGATGAGCTGGCCGAGGAATGGATCGGCAAGCGCATGAAGAAGGCGAGCGAGGACGGCCGTAGGGCCAGGGCTAATCGGATGAAGAGGAGGCAAGGCGAGTCATGAGCAAGTCCAAACTGTCGGCGCTCGCGAAGACCGTCAGAGGCCAGTACGGTAACCGCTCGTTCGGATCGGCAACGTCTGTGGGATCCAGAAACCTGCGTCTTTCCACTGGCTCGTTCGAACTCGATCTGGCCCTCGGTGGAGGAATCAAGATCGGTGGCATCACTTCGTTCTTCGGCAAGAAGAGCGGAGGCAAGACCACGACCGCTGCTAGGTCCATCGGAAACGCGCAGGGCCTCTGCCGTAACTGCTTTCGTCCAGCGAAGAACGTGGTGGCAGTGCCGCCGAGTGATGAAGAGCTGGAAGAAGACCCGGAGGCCAGGTGGTCGGCCACTGGTGAGTGCGATTGCTTCGCGAT